GGCCGCAGGCAGGCCGCAGGCAGGCCGCAGGCAGGCCGCAGGCAGGCCGCAGGCAGGCCGCAGGCAGGCCGCAGGCAGGCCGCAGGCAGGCCGCAGGCAGGCCGCAGGCAGGCCGCAGGCAGGCAGGCAGCGGCGCAGGCAGGGCCAGAAACGCAAAACACCCCCGCAAGGGGGGTGCCAAGGCAGGGCAGGCAGGGGGCGGGGGCTTATGCCGCCTCTGCGGCCCCCCGTTCTGCAAGCTGCGCTTTGACCCAATCGGCTGCGTCGCTGTCGCTGCCGAATTGGGTTTCGCCTGCGGTGATAAGCGACGGCACAAGCAGGAAATCCTCGCAGCCTGTCAGGGCAGGCAGGCAATCGCGCAGCAAGGCAGGGTGCCGGGTGTGGTTGTTTTGAAGCCAGTTGACATCGCGCTCGCCCGGATAGCCCCCGACAGTTTGACAGGCAGCAAAGGCAGCGCGACGGAAAGCGTCGGGGCTTGCAAGCAACCAAGCAGCCCGCGCAACGTCAAGCGGGGCCGTCTCAATCTGCACCCCAAAGGCTGCATCTGTCGCATGATCCGAATAGCGGCTGATATTCTGGCCAGCGACGGCCCACAGGGTAACAGGCCGCGTCGCGGCAAGCAGGCGCACAAGGGCCAAGGCAGCGGCCCCCCGCCGTTCGATTGTCGCGGCTTTGACGCTGGCCGAAACCCCGATATCGACAACGACAGCCAAGGGGGCCGCTTCATCGCTGATTTTGACCCTGCGCCGCATGGCCAGCGGATTGCCTGCCAGAAACGCAGGCACGCAGGGCGCGCCCCCTGCGACGGCTGCGACAGTCGCAAAGCGAGACGTTGCAAAGCCCACGCTTTCCATCTGGCCTAGAAGGCGGTCGCAGGCTGCGGTCGCTTTGGCACTGCCTGCGTCAATGCGGGCCTGCGTCTCGGCAGGGGTGCCGCCTGCCCAAGCGTTTTCGCTTGTGTCTGTCAGGTAAGGGCAGGCAGCGGCAGGGCCGCGCAGATAGCGGGCAAAATCGCCAATGCTGTCAAAGCGCGCGCCCTTGATATCGTGGGGGAGGGACAAGGGCAGCATATCAGCGGCCCCCGTCAATCAAGGCAGCTTGTTCAGGCGACAGCCCCGCAAGATAGGTCATGGCCGCAGCTTCATCAGCCGTGAAACCGACCGCCATATGCGCGGCCCCTGCGTCAGCGTGGCGGGGGTGGATTACCACTTTGACCCCGTGCTTTTCAGCATTGGCGCGGGCTTTCTGCACCCGCAGCGCAAAATCGCCATACAGGGCGCGTTCTAGGGCCGTGTCGTAACCCCAAGTCAGTTTTGTAGGGAAGCGGCCCAGAAAAGCAGCGTCTAGGCGATTGCGGCCAATGTAAGCAGCGGTCGGCCCCTCGCCAAATGTGTTCGCGGCCCCAAGGCAGACAAAATCGGGGTGTCGGTCCACAATTTCACCTGTCGGCAAGGCAAGCTGGCCATTGGACAGGGGCGCGTTAAGGGCCATTGTCGCTTGCTGGTCCCAGCTATCCAATTCATCAAGCAGGCACACGCCCCCATTGCGGAAACGCTCTACAAATTGGGTGCTGTGATAGGTGCCGCCTGCGTCAACAAAGCCCAGCAATTCGTGCGTCATGGCCATTGTGCCATGAAAGCCCCAAGCCAAGCCCAAAGCGTCGGCCACCTGCCGCGCAGCGTGTGTTTTGCCTGACCCTGTCGGGCCAGCAATCCAAATGTTCAGGCGGTTTCCCTTTCCGTCGCGGGCAGCGGCAAGGCGCACCAGCGTTTCTAGCATGGGGTGGCGCTGTGCGGGCAATTCGCCCCCAAAAGGCAGGCCGTCGCGGTCCACCACAAGCAGGCGGGGGGCTGCGGTTTCCAAAGCGGCAATGCGGGCCGCTAGGGCGTCAAGCACAGGCTGGACGTTGCCAGCACCACCAAAGGCAGCGGCAAGCGTTGCCAAGGCCGCGCCCACGTCACCAGCGGGGGCCGCAGGGGCTGCGACAGCGGGGGCCGCAGGGGTGCGGCGGTCAAAAAGGCCAGCGGGGGCCGCAGGGGCTTGGAAATGCTGCATGGGGGTTTCTCCGGTTTCAGCGGGGGCCGCAGCCCCAATCAGGGTTTCAACGTCAAGTCCAAGGTGCCGCGCAACGTCAACGGCACGGGCCGCGCCTAGTGATGCGGTGTCAACGCCGTGGGTGCGGCGATATGCGGGCCAATCGGGATGGGAAGCGATAGCGCGGCGCAATGCGGCCCGCTGCGCGTTGGAAATAGCGCCGCTCATCACAGCACCCACAGGCCAAGGGCAAGCAGCCCAAACAGGACAACGCAGCCGCAGGCCGCATCAAGATAATCTAGCAGGGTTGGTTTCATGGTCATGATCCATAGCAGAAGCGGCGACGTTGCCGCAGCCAAGGTATAGCCGATAATCAAACAGTCAGTCAATCCTGACTGACTATAGAAGTAGGGCCAATACTGACCAAAAAACCAAAATCGCCCAATTGGGTTCGTGTCGTTTAAAATCAAAGACTTAGCCGAAAAGTGCAATAGTCAAGTTTGACTATGTAATCAACGATTTCAATGGATTAGATTAGCTACGCGCGTTGGTTCCCTATGGTGCTGCGCAAATACTTTACGGGCTGCGCAGCACCCGACCAAGGGTGCAGGCCGCTTGCGCTGCCTGCCCCCGGCTGCGGTCCAATGGGTGGATTTAGGCTGTTTTGTATTGGCTATACTTAAAGGCCAGAAAGCAGGGGAAAAAGGGCGATAAGGTGCGCAGCGCAGGCCCCGCGATAAGGGGCGGGGCTGCGTTGGCCGAAACAGCGCGAAAGAAGGCCGCTAAGGGGCCAAGGCAGGGCAGGGGGCGGGGGTGACATAGGGCAGGCGATAGATAGCGTTGTGCGGGGCTGTTTTGGGGCTGTTCTGAAAAGCAATACCAAAGCAATACCAATTGATTGCATGTGATATCATAACGCTTGCGCCTGCCCGCCTGCGTCGCCCTGCGTCGCTGCCTGCCTGCGTCGCTGCCTGCGTCGCTGCCTGCGTCGCTGCCTGCCTGCCTGCGTCGCTGCCTGCCTGCGTCGCTGCACCAGTCAACCCGCGACGCGACGCCAAGTCAGGGCCAGTCAGGGCGACGCGACGCCAAGTCAGGGCAAGTCAGCACGAGTCAGGGCAATGGAAAAGCCAAGGAAAACAAGGGCTTGCGCCAAGTCAGGGCCGCAGTCAGGAGCTGGATCGGTTGCGCGGACCCCCCACGGGGGTCGGTCGGCGGGGGGCAGGATGATTTTGGTGGTGTAATAGGCTGCGCGTCTAAAATTTTTCCGTCGCTAAAAATTTTCTGTTGTTTTTGTAGTGTATAAACAGTAAATTCGATGTGTATAAACAGGAAAACGGCCATGATCGAACCAAAGGACTTGCACAAGTATCTGCGCTACTACCCAGAGACCGGGGTGTTTGTCTGGAAGCTACGGACGCCTAAGACTATGCCTGACTGGTCGGAAGCCCAGATCGCGGCGTGGAACAAACGCTTTGCCAGAAAGCGGGCGCTGACTTCGCTGCGCACCTACGGATACAAGGGTGGGCGAATCCTGACTGAAGCCTACTTTGCGCACCGCGTGGCGTGGGCCATGACTTACGGGGAATGGCCGAATCACATCGACCACGTCAACGGCGACTCTGCTGACAACCGCATCGACAACCTGCGGTCTGTTCAGCCCGGAGAAAATCTGCGGAACAGAAAAATCCCGTCAAACAGCCCGCTTGGCATCATGGGAGTGCGGCGGGAACGCAAAAATACCTACGTTGCAACGCTAGGGAGCGAAGTCATTGGTAGGTTCAGGACTGTTGAAGAAGCCACTGCTGCGCGTAAGGCTGCGGAAGAAGCGCACGGGGGCTACCACCCTAACCACGGAAAACGGTAATAAAATTAACATGATACGAGATGATTGCAGTCTGTGCAAAGTCAAGTTTGACTATGTAACAGGCAAAACTCCTCGCGCGCAGCACCATAGAGCGCTGCGCAAGCACTGTACGGGCTGCGCAGTCCACGACCAAGTGGACGGCGCGCGTGGCCGCTTGCCGTCCCAGTGGACAGGGCGATAAAGTTAGGCTAGACTCCAAGCCAACGCAGGAGGATGTCCCAATGGGATCGAAGTTAGTGCTTGTGCCACAAAAGGGCGGCGATGACGAAATTCAGCGGGCGGCGATCAAGAGCCGCTACGCGATGGACGAGACGAGCCGGAAGCTCCTCAAGGAGACCGGGCGGCGAGCGGCGATGAAGCTGTTTGAATTTATGAACGACAGCGACAAGTGGGATCAGGTCGGCCCTCGAAACCAGATCGCACTTCTGGAGCTTGCGTTGAACCGTGCGTTTGGCCGCGTTGAGACTGTGACTGCGGACGAGAAGATTGCGGACGACAAGGACAATGTGGCGGGTGCGCTGCCAAGTCATCTGCGGCTGTTGGCGGGAAAGTTGGACCTGCCGGAACTGCGCGGAGCGAAGGCTGCGACGAAAGTTGACGGCGAGGACGATTGAGCGTAGGTTAGCTTTACTCTCCCTCGGTCTACTGGCTCCGCTGCTGTCCTCCTCCTCCAGTCAGCGGAGCCGCCTTCAACAGGAGCTTCCCATGCCGTCCTGCAAGTCGAAGAAGCGCGGTGGTAAGAAATGATTTCTGCTGCTGAGAACAAGAAGAATACTCAGAACGCTATCGACAACTGGATGCTTGGGCCGAAGGTTCCGGGTATCAAGCCGAGTCAAAACAAGGACTACTGGAACGAGATGGCGGCAGCGTGGCTTCTGACTCCAGCAGAGGCGCGGCGTCAGCTTTGCTCTAACTGCGAATACTACGACAACACGCCTGAGACCAAAGCTGAGATGGAAGCGATCCCGCTGAATGCCTTTGATGATGGGGCTGGGAGCCGTGGCTACTGCGTGAAGCTGAAATTCATCTGCCATGACTTGCGCTCTTGCTTGGCGTGGGAACGTAAGGACTTTGAGGAGGAAGACGATGAAGGGGAAGACTAAGGTCGCCAAAGTCATGGGCGAGTATAAGCGCGGCACTCTGCACGGTGGCGTCGATCCGAAGGGGCCTAAGAAGGCTCCTGTGGTGAAGTCCCGCAAGCAAGCGATTGCTATTGCTTTGTCTGAAGCCGGAATGGGGCGGAAGAAGAAATGAACTTTGGTGACGCCCTTAGCGCCCTAAAGGCGGGCAAGCGCGTGTCGCGCACTGGATGGAACGGCAAGGGCCTGTGGCTGGAATTGCAAGTCCCTGACGCAAACAGCAAGATGACGCTGCCATACGTCTACCTGAACTATCCTTCTGACTCCCTGCATACTCCGGGCGCGCGGGTGCCGTGGTTGGCTTCGCAGACAGATATGCTGGCCGAAGACTGGGGAATTGTCAGGGGTGAGCAGTGAGCGCGCCCAAGTGAGCAGCGACGACGAGCTTTATTCTGCTCTTGTGGCGAAGTGTGCTGTAGATCGGTACTTCTTCGTCACTGAGATTTTGGGCGTCGAGAAAGTCGAAGACTGGCAGCGCGAGACTATGGCTGCTTTGGACGCAGGTGAGACGCGGATTTCAATCAGGTCTGGGAACGGTGTTGGGAAGACGGCGCTCTGTGCGTGGCTGTCTGTCCACTACCTGCTGTTCCGCGACGACGTGAAAATTCCTGTGACTGCTCCGTCCAGTTCGCAGTTGAAGGACGGTTTGATCCCAGAGACGAAGCGCTGGATTTCGCGGCTTCCTGACTTCTTGCGTGTGCAGATTGAGATGACGGAAGACCGCATCCGGCGCACTCCGGGCGGCGACAACAACTTCATCTCGTTCAGAACTGCCCGCGCTGACTCGCCGGAAGCTCTTGCTGGTATCCACGCCAGCCACGTCATGGCGATTGTGGACGAAGCGAGCGGTGTGCCTGACATCGTCTTTGAGTTTGCCGAAGGCACGATGTCGTCGGCGGGTTCTATCTTCATCCTGATCGGCAACCCGACGCGCCCGACTGGCTACTTCCACAAGACGCATACGATCCTCAAGCACAAGTGGTTCACCAAAAAAGTGTCCTCTTTCGACTCCTCGCGTGTGACGCAGGATTTCGTCGATAACATCGCCCTGACTTACGGCACAGGGTCGAATACCTACCGCTACAAGGTTCTTGGGGAGTTTCCTGAGAGCGTCGCTGACACAGTCATTCCGAAGGAGTTGATTGATGGCGCGTATGGACGAGACGTTGAGCCTCTGCGCGGCGGCGTCAGGATTTGGGGTGTGGACCCCGGACGAGGCGGCGACCCTACAGGTTTCTGTGTGCGGAACGAAAACACTGTCGAAGAACTTGTCGAGTGGTACGACGCCGACCTCATGCGAGTCACAGGCCGCGTCAAAGAGAAGTGGGACAGAACGGCGGACAGAGAGCGGCCTGAAGCCATATACGTTGACTCCATCGGTCTTGGTGCCGGAGTTGCCGACCGCCTGCGAGAACTGGGCCTTCCGGCTGTTGACGTAAACGTCGCTGAGTCGCCGTCCATGAAAGACAGGTTTACCCGCTTGCGGGCAGAACTGTGGTACGCAGTCAGGGACTGGCTTGAGCAGCGCAATGTGGCGTTCCCGAAGGACTTGGCTTTGGCAGAAAAGCTGATGGCCGAACTTGCGGAGCCTCAAGCGACCTTCACATCGACTGGCAAAGCCGATGTCGAGTCAAAGAGCGCCATGAAACAGCGTGGGGTTCGGTCGCCAAACTTGGCTGACGCTCTGTGCCTGACTTTCGGCGGTGGCGGTGCCATTGCAGTCGGTCGGTCGAATGGCCGCAATAGCTGGAAAAAGCCCCTGAACTGGGTCGCTCCCTCTATTTACTGAGCTTCGTTGACCGCAGCCGCCCTGACTGGTAGGATGCGGCAGTCAGAACTGTCAGCTTGGAGGCTGGACATGCCTATTCGTGGCGTTAAGAACCCCTTTCCGAAAGTCATGCCGCCCACCAACGGCGGTATGTTCTCAGGCAACGGCACTCAGAAGATGGACCCTGTGAAGCAGTCGCCCATTGTCAAGAAGACCGTGGCTGAAGCCATGCGGTCGAATGGCAAAGTCGGCAAACGCTAATGTCCACAATCTCGCCGCCCAGTCCAAATAACAAGGCGAGTGCGTACTACGCGACCGTCAACCATGTGAAGCACCGCAAGATCGACGAGACCAAGCCTGAGATTCTTGTGGCTATCGTCGATAATCGCTGACTTTTGAGGGCAGGAAATGGCTGAAGACATCTGGAACATCGAGTCATACGTTCCTCCTGCCGAAGACCAAGTCATCGACGTGGAGGAAGCCGCCAACGAGTTGAGCGCGCTGATCCAGACGGCGTGTAACTTCCTCGACGAGCAGTTTATGCCCGACTGGGAGACTGCTCAGAAGTATTACGACGGCCTGACTGACCTTCCGACCATCACAGGGCGATCCAAAGTCGTCTCTACAGCCGTGCGCGACGCGATCCGCAGTGCCAGACCCTCGCTCTTGCGGGTGTTTTTGCAAGCAGACACCATCGTCGAGTACATTCCTGACGGTGTTCGGCCCGCAGAACTGGCCGCACAGCAGTCAAAATTCGTAAACTCGCTGTTCTTCCGCTCAAACGGCTACCGCGCTCTCTACGACTGTATGCAAAACGCCATGCTGAAGAAGCTCGGCGTGATGAAATTCTGGTTCGATGACTCGACCGAAGTCAAATACATCGACCTGACTGGCGTCCCAGCCGACGAGCTAGAGCGCGTCATGGCTCGGCCAGACGCCCAAGTCATGTCCATGCAGCCGTCTGAGCTTCAGCCCGTCATCATCTCGCCTGACGGCACTCCGATCCAGCTTTTTGACGCCAAAGTCGCTGTTTTCACGCAAAACGGCAATATTCGGGTCGAAAGTGTGCCTTTGGAGGAGTTTTTCATCGACGAAAACGCCTCTGGCCTCGACGACTTCCGTGTTATCGGCCACCGCCGTCAAATGCGGGTCGGAAATGCCGTCGCAATGGGACTGCCGTTTGATCTTTTGGATGGTTTGGATACTCTGGACCCCGAACTTTACGCTGGCGCAGGCGAATCTGAGTATCGTCGCGGCTATGTGAAGGTCGAGGAGCAGGAATCAATGGACCGCATGATGCGGCTGGTTCTTGTGACTGAATGCTACGCCTACTACGACCTCGAAGGCATCGGCATCCCGCAACTCTACCGTTTCTGGCTCGGCGGCTCCAATTACGAGCTAATGGACTACGAAAAAGTCCCGCAAGTGCCGTTTGGCCTGATCTGCATCGACCCAGAACCGAATACCGTCCTCGGAAAGTCGCTTTTCGACGTGACTCGGCAGGAACAGGACACCATGACCTCGCTCTTGCGGGCGACTGTGGACAACGCGCACCTGTCGAACAACCGCCGCCTTGCTGTCCACGACACTTTGGTCAACCTCGACGACGTGCTGAACCCCGCAATCGGTGCGCCGATCCGCGTGAAAGCACCCGGCCAAATTCAAGAAATCGGCGTCCAATCCACTGTCGCGTCCATGCTGCCGCTTCTCCAGTTTCTTCAGCAAGACACTGAGAAGAAAGTTGGCATCACCGGGGCCGCAATGGGGTTGGATCACGACGCTTTGCAGTCCACGACCCGCGAAGCGGCCATGAACACGATCCAGCTTTCGCAAGGCCAGATCGAAGTCATGGCCCGCAACATCGCAGAGGGGCTGAAGACCGTCTTCAACGGTATCCTGAAGCTGTCAATGTGGCACCTGCCGCGTGAACAAGTCATGGAAGTCAACGGCGCTTACCTGCCAGTAGACACTGCCATGTTCGATCCCACGCTGTTCATGCGCGCCAACGTCGGTCTGGGGACCGGGGACGCCACTGAAAAACTGGCTGGCCTACAGGGCGTCTTGGCGCAGCAGAAAGAAATCATTGCGACCCTTGGGCCGCAGAACCCCATCGTGACCTACCGCAACGTCTACAACACGCTTGAAGACATGACGAAGCTCTACGGCATTTACAACGTGAGCCGCTACTTCTCGCCTGTGACGCAGCAAGTGGAGCAGACGCTGGCAGAGCAAGCCGCGCAAGCTGCTGCCAACCAGCAGCCCGTTGTGGACCCCGGCACCGCCATGATCGAAGCCGAAAAGATCAAGGCCCAACTCAAAGAACGCGAACTCTACGTCAACGCTCTCTTGGAGGAGCGCCGGATCGCCCTCGACAACCAGATCAAGGCGCTGGAATACGCTGCCAAGGACGATCTGGAACGCGACAAGATGGCCCAAGAACTCCAGATCGCTGCCTCGAAGACCAAGATCGACGAGCAGAAAGTCAAGCTGGAGCAAGAGAAAGTCAGGGCCGCTCCTTACACCCCTCCCGCAACCGAACCAGTGACCCCGCCGAATGTCTGACGCCTTCACAAAAGCCCGCAAAGCCCGCGAACTTCTGCAAGATTCAGTCGTGACTGACATCTTGAACCAGATGGTCGCGGAGGCTTTTGCAGAATTTTGTTCCGTTGACAGTCAAGACACGCTAAAGATGGGCCATATTCATGCCAGAGTCAGGGCAGTGGATACATTTCGAGCAACACTGCGCAATCTCGCGCGGACGGTCGATGAAGGGAAATCCTAATGGCTCTTGAAGCCGCCGAAGCGCCCCGCAGCATGTCGATGGACGACATCGCTGCTTCTATTCTCGTCAAAGCCGACCCTGCCCCGCAGGAGGACAAAGACGAAACCGCGACCGACGACGCGGACCAAATCGTCGAAACAGCGTCTGAAAACGACGCTGACTACGCTGAAAGCGACTACGACGCTAACGGCGACGTTCCGACCGATGACGCTGATGAAGCAGATGATGAAAACTTCGAGTCCATCCAACTAACCGACGATACTCTTATCGCGGTGACAGTAGACGGACAGGACAAAGAAGTAACGCTCGCTGACTTGAAACGCGCTTATTCGGGTGAAGGAGCAATCGAGAAGCGCCTGCAACTTGCCACTGAGACGAAAAAACAGGCCGAAAACCTGAAAGTCCAAGTGGAGCAGGAGCTAAACACTGGCCGTCAGAACCTTGTGAAAGCGTTTTCTGCTTTCGAGAGCCTGATGTTCCAGCCGCAAGTCAGTCAGCCTGACCCCGCACTCCGGCAGACCAACCCGACCCAATACCTCATTCAAATGGAGGCATGGAGGGAAGAACAAGCTGGGCTTCAAGCGAAGCGATCCAAAGTGCAACAGGCTGTAACGCTGTTTCAGCAGCAGGAAGCCGAAAAAATCAATCAGATGAAGGTCGAAGTGGCCCAAAAGCTGGTTGAGGCTATGCCCGCGCTGCGCGATCCAGTCAAAGGCCCGGAACTGCAAAAGATGATGTACGAAGGCGCTCGCGCCTACGGTTTCAACGACGCAGACATCTCCGGCATCCTTGACCATCGCATGTATCTGGCCTTGGCCGATCTTGCTGCCTACGCTCGCCTCAAGGCGAAAGGGCAGTCAGCACCAGTCAAGCCCCAGAAGTCAGCACCTGTAATGCGCCCCGGAGCAACTAAGGCTGTCGCATCAGCAACCGCTTATGCAAGGAACCAGAAGGCCGCTCTGGAAACCGCGCGCAAGAGTGGCAAGGTCGATGATATCGCCGCCACGCTCTTGGTTCGCAAACCGAAAAGGTGATTTATCATGGCAGTCGATGCACAAACCATCGAAACCTACGACAACACGGTAATCCGTGAAGACCTCGAACAGCAGTACACGATGATCTCCCCGGAGGAGACCCCGTTCCAGACTGCTATCGGCGTCGGCCCGAAAGCTACCGCCACCTACCACGAATGGACCGTCGTCGAACTGGCGTCCCCAGTCACCACCAACCGCGTCATCGAAGGTGACGACGCTCCGGGTGAGGACGTTGGTACTCTGGGTAAGCGCTTCGGCAACTACACCCAGATCAGCGACAAAGTCGTGTCGGTGTCGAACACCTCGGAAGCTGTTGATGCAGCCGCCGAAAACGTGCAGCGCCTTGCAGCCCAGATCGCTCTGAAGCTCAAGGAAATGAAGCGCGACATGGAATCCATGCTGCTTCAGAACATCGCTGCTGCCGCTGGCTCGTCGGGTACTGCCCGTCAGGCTGCTGGTCTGCCTGCTTGGCTCCGCACCAACATCGTGCTGGGTTCGGGCGGCGCTGCTCCGACCCTGTCTGGCACCACCTCCGGCCACCCGGACGCTGCCCTGACTCCGGGTACGGCTGTTGTTCTGACTGAAGCCAACCTGAACAACGTCATCGAAGACTGCTGGAACGAAGGCGCTACGCCGTCGATCATCATGGTGAACGCAAACAACAAGCGCGTCATCTCGCAGACCTTCACGGGCAACGCCACCCGCTACAAGGACGCTATCGACAAGCGCCTGACTGCGGCGATTGACGTTTATGACTCTGACTTTGGCGAGTTGACGGTGGTACCGAACCGCTTCCAGCAGACCACTGCGTCGAACAACTACTCGGTCTACGTCCTTGACCCGGAATACGCGGAACTGTGCTTCCTCGAAACCCCGCGTCAGACCGAACTGGCCCAGACCGGCCATGCAAAACGGCGCATGGTCCACTGCGAATACACGCTGAAGGTCTCCAACGAAAAGGCCCACGGCGCTATCCACGCAACCACTGGCGCTGCTGCCTAATCTACCAACTGAGGCGGCGGGCAACCGCCGCCTCACCACCTTGAAACGAGGGACACCATGACTGAAGAAGCCATCAAAGACGACGCTCCCGTCTCGCTCGCCGCAGAGTTTTCGGCTGAAGACGCACCGAAGCGCCGCGCCCCCAAGGCAGAAAAGCCTGCCACCGCGAAATACACAGTCATCGGTGGTGCAATTGCCCCGTTTGGTGGCGGTCGCGCTGACTTGATCCACCCCGGCAATGTTGTTGAACTGACTGCGGAGCAGGCCAAGCACTACAACAAGCTCGGCTACCTCAAGCCGCACATTGAGGAATAAGACATGAGCCTGCCCGTTCAGCCCATCCACCAGCGCCTTATTCTGGATTCAGACGGTAAGTCTTTTCACTTCGTCAAGACGCAGAACGTGCAGGCCGTCCTCGACGCTGCCAAAGACGCCGCCGACACGCTCAAGCCCAACACTGGGCCTGCTGGCGGCAAATACCTCGGCACGGTGCCTGTCCTGATCGCCCAGCAGTGGGCAAAAGAATGTGGTGCTGTTGTGGGGTCGCGTGAGTGGGCAAAGTATGCTAAAACGAAGCTGCAAGACGGCACTTGGGCGCGTCTGAGGGTGCATCAGAAATGAACTATTCGCAGTTCAAGGCTTATGTGGCGCGGTTTGTCTGGCGCAACGGGGACACTGTCTTCGAGGCTGACTTGGACAACATGATCCAAATGGCCCACGCCAGACTGAACCGCGATCTGCGTATTCAGCGCATGGTCGTGACTGCACAGGCCCCGCTGACTGCTGACACGCTGGTGCTGCCTGCTGACTACAACGAGATGCGGACGATCACCTCGGACAGCCCGCCTGCTCCGATGCAATACGTCAGCCCGTATGAGCGCGAGCGCATCAAACTGGCCAACGCCTCGACGTTCCAGCCGATCTACACCATCGCAGGCAACGCCATTTTCTTCGTCGGTCCTATGGCAGCGACGGACAATCCGCCGCGTACTGTGACCATGACTTACTTCGCCAAAGTCCCTGACTTTGCCACCACGAACTCGTCGTGGCTCGCGGATGACTATCTGGACCTCTACACCTACGCTGTCTTGCGCCATACGCCTGCCTATTTGAAAGACGACGAGCGTGTGGTATTGTGGAAGAATGAATACGACGAGACCTTGGCCTCTGTCGTCAACGCTGAAGCTGGACGGCGGTTCGCGGGTAGCCCGCTTCGTCCCATGATGCCCGGAGTAGTCGCATGAGCCTGTCCAACACCTTCGAAACCACCACTCTCCAGTGGCTGTTCACCAACACGTCAGTCACGCGCCCGACTTCGTGGCATTTGGCCCTCTACACTGTTGCACCCGGCGAAGGTGGCGGCGGTACTGAGTGCAGCGGCACCTCCTACGCCCGCCAGTCATTCACCATGACTGTGTCTGGCGACACGGCTACCAACGCAGCCAACGTCGAATTTCCTGTCGCTGGATCGTCTTGGGGAACGCTCGTAGCTGTCGGCGTCTTCGACGCTGCTACCTCTGGCAACCTGATTGCCTACGGCAACCTGACCACGTCCAAAGCCATCGACACTGGCGACGTGTTCCGCATCCCTGCGGGCGATCTGGACATCACCCTGAACTGATAAGGCCACCCCATGACCGTATACCGCACAGGCTACGGCACGGGGGCCTACAGTGCCTATAATTATGGGCTAGACGGCAGCATCGTCGATGCTGCCGCAGCCATTTCAGCCGCCACTACCACGACTGTTGCAGGTCAGCGCCTTAGAAGTGGGGCCTCTGCGCTGGCAATTGTCAGTACGACGACGGCTTCCGCTGTCCGCGTCAGACAGTCCACCTCCGCAATCTCTGTTGCTGTGAGCCTGACTGCTGCCTGCGTAGCCGTCAAAGCAGGCGCTGCGGCTCTGTCGATCAGCACTGCGCTGACTGCGGCAGGCCAGCGCATCCAGCTATCTCCTGCCACGATTTCTATTGCCGCAAGCCTAACTGCTGACGCAACGGCAGTGCGCCAAAGCGGTAGTACGATTAACGTCGCGGCGTCGGTCGCGGCCACAGCGACCGCTGTTTATCTAGACCGCGCGCAAATCACGATCACCAGCGCGCTGACTGCGGTTGCTAACCGTATTCATATGGGTATGGCAGCAATCCCGATTTCGTGTATAGTTGCCGCAAATGGCCGCTTGCTTTGGGAGCCAGAAACCCCTGACTCAGAATCTTGGGGCGCTCAGTCAGCAAACAGCGGGACTTGGACACCGATTTCGCCCGACGTAGAAACGTGGGCAGCAGAGTAGGGAGCCTGACTTATGGCAGATACGACAACGACGAACTACGCCTTCGTCAAACCAGAAGTCGGGGCCAGTTCTGACACTTGGGGAACCAAGCTCAACAGCGACCTTGACGCCGTAGACGCCCTTCTTGGCGGCACTGGCGCACAGAAAGCCAAGCCGAACCTTGAAGGTGGGCTGTGGAAGATCGACGACACTGCCGTAACCGCAAGCGCCGCAGAGTTGAACGTCCTCGACGGAATGACTGCGACGACCGCAGAGTTGAACTTTGTAGATGGCGTCACATCTGCCATCCAAACTCAGCTTGATGCAAAAGCTCCTTCTGCGGCTCCAACTTTGTCTGGCACTATTACCATTACTGGCGGCACTCAAAGCTGGACTGTGATCGCAAGCGGCACAAACCTGACGTTTGCTTATAATGGCACCAATAGAATGAGGATCGACAGCAGCGGCAACCTGACAGTTGTAGGCAACGTGACTGCATACGGGACGCTCTGATGACCCTTCCAGTCGGAACAATCTCAATGTCGCAGGTCAACGTGGAGCTTCTTCGCTCCTCTACGGCCACGATCAGCCTAAATGAAAGCGACGTGCGGACACTGGCTGGAGTGGCATCCGGCACCATCAGCATGAACGACCTGCGGGGCAAGACAAACGAGTTTGCCTTCACGATCTCTACCAATCAGGTTAACGCCAACCTCCGCACCCTCGCCATCAACGCAGGCTGGAACGGAACGATCCCGGTTCGAGCCACCATCAACGCGGGCGTCTGGATTAGCGGTTCAGTCCCCGGTAACTCGACGCCCGCGCTCACGATCAATGGCTCCTTCCCCAATGGCGTCTCGCTCATTAACAACGGCACTATTGCTGGCGATGGCGGTGATGGTGGGAATGGCGGGGCGGCTGCGAACGCAACAAACAGTGGGGGCGCAAATACCACTGTCGGAGCCGCTGGCTCAACAGGCGGTTTGGCGCTGTCCGCCTCTGTCGCAGTGTCGATTACTAACAACGGAACCATCGCTGGCGGCGGCGGTGGCGGCGGTGGCGGTGGAGGAGCTTCGATCTACTGGCAGTATGGCTCAGGCGGTACCGATGCCTACTTAAATCAACCGGGTGGCGGCGGCGGCGGTGGGCGAGCAAACGCATCCTATAGTTCGTCTGGCGGTGCGGCGGGTGTCCTCACTGGCAACGGCTTTAGCGGCACAAGCAATAACGTCCTATTGGTAGCTGTCGCGGCTGGTGCCTCTGGGACATCATCCGCCGCAGGTGCAGGCGGCGCTGGTGGTAGTAGAAGCGCCTTTGGCGGCGGCACCCGCACGGTTACTGCGGGGACTGGCGGGACTGGTGGTGGCTGGGGTGCTGCGGGAGCAACGGGCGGCACCGCAACATCTACTGGCTCTACTGTACGCAACTACAACAGAGCTGGCGGCGCAGGCGGTGGCGCGGGTAACGCAATTTCTGGCAACTCTAACATTACATGGGTCGCCACAGGCACAAGATTGGGAGCCATAGCATGACGACGATCAGCTATACCTACGAGATCACCCGCGTCGATCCTGACGCTAAGGCGATGGACATTCTTTACACCTCGCCCGAATACGGCACCACGCTCGTCGGGGCGCGGATGCCTTGGGATGGCGAGACCGTTGAGCAGATCGCTCAAATGTATTCCCCGGTGCGGAACTGGATTGAGCAGACACTGGCCGTTGCGCCCGTGTCGGCTGGCACGTCGGGTGACCTGTCTGTTGTGCTTGTCGCGCCTGACACACCGCCAACCAGAGACGAGCAGGAAGCTGCCCGTCGCGCTGCCTATGTCCTTGAGGCCGACCCAATCTACTTCATGTCACAGCGCGGCGAGGCAACTGAGGCAGAATGGCTGGCAAAGATCGCTGAGATTAAGGGTCGCTATCCTTACCCTGCGGAGTAAGCCATGACTGCTGAAATGCTCTGGAGCCTTGGCCTATCTGCTGTTCTTGGCCTTGTTAGCTGGATTTTGAAGGGCCATTCCGACGAGGTGCATCGGCTTCAGGTGCTGCTCAATCGAACACGCGAAGAAGTGGCAAAGGAGTATGTCACCAAGGTCGAGGTGCATGGCGATTTTAACCGCGTCATTGCGCGCATCGACAATCTTGACGCTAAGATCGACCGCATCTTGCAGGGGATGAGCAAATGAGGCTTGCCCTAGTCCTCTTGGTCGCTGGCTGCGGCCCTGTTACTGTATCGTCCGTGGCCTACACGACGGCCTGCCCGAAAGGTGACCGCCAGTGCGAGATCAGACAGAACGCGGAAACGCTTTACTACATGGCGCACGGCGATGCGGCCAACGAACTGCTATGCTCTGGCGAGACGCGGGACGTTATGGGTGCGCTCTGCTCTGTCTACTGACGACAGCAGTCAGCGCCCAAGTCACGGGCGATCTGAACACCAACTCCGGCAACACCAACTCGACCATCGACAGCAACAACGTCTCCACCAGCGAGACCAAGAACTACAACGGCGCAGGCTCCTCGCCGTTCTCAACGCCTGTGCCGACAGCCGCCGCGCCGACAGTCATGGGTGGCGGTGGCAACGATAGCTGCCTCATCCCTTACCAGCAGGCGTTCCAGATCAGCATCTTCGGCAGGGCCGAGGGCAAGATGGAGCAAGACCCCGAGTGCAACCGCCGCAAAGACGCCCGCCTGCTTGGCACACCGCAGGAAGCTGGTGGCCTCGGCCTGCAAGTCAGCGGTATCTCAGTCATGTGCGACAGCCCTGACATCTTCAAGGCAATGGCCTTGGCGTCCACTCCATGCCCAATTTACTCCATCGCCACAGGTAAGTTGCTCGTTGGGCGCGAGGGGTATCTCGCAATGCGTGACGACCCCTATAATTATGTGGTAGGATACGCCGAAGATCAGGCGTTCTGGGACGCCTTCCTACTCATGAACGAGGAGTTGCCGGATGTCCTGCCTCAAGAAAACAGTGGCCCTACTCTGTCTGAGCGTTTCCGCCGCACACGCAGAGCCGACGATGACCAACCTTCAGGGGTCAGCCCAAGCAATCCTTGACCAGCTTACCGCCTCGCAGAGCCTGACGGCTGGTGCGATCTACAGCGCCAGCAACGGCGACATCCTCGCACCGGGTGTCATGCAGACGGCCAGCGTGACCGAACAGATGCGGCTCGACTACAACTCTGACGTACAGGGGGTGATCGACGCGACGTACTACAACGCCGAACTGTTGTTTCAGGATCAATACGCCGCAACAATGGTCCATCTCGATTCGGCTGTCGATAACCTCGTTGCCGCGACTGCGGTTCTGATGGAGGTGCAAGCCGTCGCCAACATGGCTGCGAATGCCGACACTGTGCAGGAACAGATGGTTGTGCAGGCCGTCCTGACCAACAACGACATGACCATCACGGCGGCTGACGTGAGCAACTACAACAACGCTCTCGGCGCTGTGCAGTCATACGCCCGCGATGCTGGTGCTTTCCTCGCTGCCTCGCGCAACACGACTATGACCGCAACCGTGGACGCCTACGCTTCTACCAGCGGTACCAGCCTCTACGGCGCAACTGTGACATACTCTGCCACCGCCGACATCCTGAACATCTCCGGCGCTGACGCCTTCGGCATCGGCCTGCAAGGGCTGCTACAGGCCAACACTGTGTCGGTCGAGGATGTCTACGCTGCGGGTTACGGTTCGTGAGCGAGGAAGCTGAAACCAACGGCCTGCGCATAGCGGGCTTTGACATCAAGGGCTGGTGGCTTGCCGCCGCCCTGCCTGCCCTGTCTGGCTTGAGCGGCACGATCTATGTGGGCTACGATACCGTCAACCGTTTCTGGGCTGTTGAGGAGAGCGTCGATGGGGTCTTGGGCGTCGAAAGCCGGGTGCAAACTCTGGAGCAAGCGATCCAAGACAACGACGTGCGCGGGCTTGCACCCAAGCTGTCGGCAATCTCGACCCAGATGGGGACGATCCTTGAGCAGCAGAAAGAGCTAATGGACCTGCGGTCGATGGTGGAGAAGTCAGACAGCGTCAGCAGCGGCCTCGCTGGCAAGCTGGAGAAGTACGACGCCGAGATCGAAGACTTGTGGAAGGCTATGGACGACCTGATAAGGAACCCGATGCAATGATGAAGATGGAAGCCTTAGTCTGGGTAACATTCGTCGCCGCTGTTGGAGCGATTTTCTACCTGTCTGGAGACGGTTTTTACCGCTATCCATGCCAAGACCCAGCCAACTGGACTGCCTTGGAATGTACCCCGCCGATCTGCATCCGCACTGGCATGTGCGCCACTGACTTGACTGGAGCCTTGGAATGAGCAAGCACGACCCTGACATGATGGAAGCCAAGCTGCGCTACTTCATTGGCGTAGCCCTGACTGTGATTTTGGGCGGAGTCATCTTCGCCATTCTCTACAGCCTGATTTTTGTGACGCAGCCCCTCGGAGACTCTAGCGAGAACGACCGCAAGTTCTTCGAGCTTCTGACTCCCATCGCCAGCTTCATCGTCGGCGCACTGGGCGGCGTCATGGCTGCGGGAAACAACCGTAACAAAGGCGGCAGCGACGAGACCCCGCCGACACAGGAGTACACCGAATGATCGGACGCATCGTTGGAATGATGATTGGCCGCAAGGCCAAAGAGGCTGTCGTGGATGCAGTGCTGGACAAGGTAAACCTGCCTGATCCAGTCGAGAACGCGATCAAGATTGCTGCCACTGGCAACGTCGGCGATCTGATTGGCGGCGACGCCAAAGAGGAATTTGTCAAAGCCGTAGTCAAGAAGGCGAGAAAGAAATGAGTTTGCTGACTGTAGACCAACTGCGCGCCATGATCCCCTCCAACAAAGAGGTCGAGGAATGGTGTGCTGCGCTCAACGAGATGCTGCCTAAGTACGGCATTACCACCGACAAGCGCATTGCCAGCTTCGTAAGTCAGTGCGCCCACGAAAGCATGGATTTCCGGGTGCTGGAGGAGAACCTGAACTACAAGGAGGCCACGCTCCTGAAAGTCTTCCCGCGCTACTTTGGCCCCGGCAAAGAGAACGCTGCCGAATATGCTGGCAATCCGCAAAAGATCGCCAACTACGTTTACATGGACAAGAACCGCTCCAAGGGCGGCGCTTTAGGCAATGTGAAGGAAAATGACGGTTTCGCCATGAGAGGCAAAGGTCTGAAGCAAGTCACGGGCCGTGCGAACCATGAAGCCTTTGGCAAGACAGTTGGCATGACTGCCGAGGAAGCCGCCGAGTATCTGATGACCAAAAAGGGCGCACTTGAGAGCGCGCTGTGGTTCTGGGGCAGTCGCAACCTGAACGACGTGGCTGACACTGGCGACCAAGTGCGGCTCACCAAAATCATCAACGGCGGCGACATCGGTTTGGCTGATCGGCAAGCCCGCTATGCCAAGGCGATGGCTGCGCTGGGCGGCAAAGTCAGCGCCGCTGCGCCAGTGACGACGGCTGTCTCAGAGACGCTGCGCCGTGGCTCCAAGGGCGACGCAGTCAAGAAAATGCAGGCGAAACTGGGTCTGGCAGCGGACGGAGACTTCGGTCCCGGCACCGAAGCCGCGCTCAAAAAGTGGCAGTCAGCAAATGGTTTGACTGCTGATGGCGTCGCTGGTCCTAAGACATTGGCTAAACTGCTCGGCTGATGTATTCTGCGCCCAACAGGGAGCCTCGACATGCCTCTAATTCCCATCGACCTGAAGCCCGGTCTCTACAAAAACGGCACAGCCTACAGCGGGAAACTGCGGTGGGCTGACTCCAATCTGGTCCGCTGGAAAGACGGGGCTATCCGCGTCATTGGTGGCTGGGAACGGCGGGAGAATAGCTCTGGCGTCAATATTGCCGCCCTGTTTGCGGACGCCACTACTGAGGCTCCGCGTAATATTATTACATGGACGGACAACAATGGTGTGGCGCAAATTGTCGTAGGTACGAACAAAAAGCTCTACCACATCGACACCAGCGGTTTAGTCACCAACATTTCCCCGACTGGATTTACAGGCGGGTCGAAAGACTCTGGTCTTAATGTAGGTTACGGCACCTACGCCTATGGTAACGCGACTTACGGTACTCCGCGCAGCGCTGAAGGCGCGCTGCCGACGCCCGTGCCGACGTGGGACTTCGCTCTTTGGGGTGAGAACCTCTTGGCGCAATTTCGTGGTGACGGCGACCTTTATGAGTGGGTTCCCGGCACCGCGTCAGCGGTTGCTATCACCACTGCGCCAACAGACATGCAGGACACGATTGTTACCGACGAGCGCATTGTGCTGGGCATTGGCGGCACAACGACGCCGCGTCTGGTGCAGTGGTCTGCGTCTGAGGATAACACTGACTGGACGCCGTCTGCGACCAACCAAGCAGGCTCGCTGACTTTGGCTGGCGTGGGGCCGCTTCTGGCAGTCACGCAGATTATGAACGAAATTCTGATCCTTGGTCAGAACGAAGTCTACGTCGGTCGCTACCTTGGACCGCCCTACGTCTACGGCTTTGACCGCGTAGGCGACAACAACGGCCTCTTGTCGGCCAACTGCCTTGTGACGACCGCCCGCTTCGCCATGTGGGCGGCAGAGCGGAACTTCTGGCTCTACGACGGGTCGCTGAAAAAGCTGGAGTCCGACATCATCGACTTCTTCTACGATGACTTGAGCGAGACAGAGTTTAGCAAGACCTACAGCTTCACTGTCCGTGACTTTAACGAGGTCTGGTGGCTCTACCAATCCAAAAACAGCACGACGACGGAGCCTGACTCCTACATCTGCTACGACTACGCGCTTAATCACTGGACCAAAGGCAAGATCGACCGTTCTGTGGGCATCGACAAGTCAGCGACCTCGACGCCGTTGATGGTCTCGCCGGGTGGTCTGATCTACAACCACGAACTTGAGCATATCTCCATTGTAGACGGCGTTGCTCCTTACTGCGAAACCGGGCCTATCGAACTCGGCCAAGGCGACCAGCAGGCGTACATCGACTACCTCTATCCTGACGAAGCCGTCGCAAACAATGTGGCGATGACGATCAAGACCAAAGACATGCCGAACCTGACTGAGCAAGTCTTCGGTCCTTACACACTCGCCAGCCCGACTCCAGTCAGGGCGCGGGGACGCCAGTTCGCGCTGCGCTTTGAAGGTAGGGCTGCTGGCTGGAAGATCGGCCTGATGCGCGCCAACGTGAAGTCAGGAGGGCTGCGTTGAAGCGCAACTTTATCGTCCCTGTTCCGACCAGTCAGACGCTCACACGCTGGGCGACTGACGTTCACAACTATTTGCGGATCACCGGGACTGGCGCAGTCGAGCCTGAAACCATCCTGATGCAGCACCAGATCGGCGGCGAGAAAGCCACTGTGGACGGGTTGCTGATGTGGGATGCTACAAACGGCTATCCTGTCGTCTCGAAAGACGGGGTTTGGCACCAGCTTACTATGGGCGACGGTCACGCTATTCTCACGCAGGACGCCAGTATTACTGCCGCTGCGGCCAACACGGCCTACGCCATTCAGTTCGACACTCCGTCATTCGCGCAGGACATCTCTCTCAGCCCAACGAACCCGACCAGAATCGTGTTTGGCAGCGGCGGGCTGTACCGCATCTCGTTCACCGCTCAGATCGAATCTACGTCTAGTAGCACAATCGAGTTTCGCTTCTGGCCGCGCGTCAACGGTGTTGATGTAGGGGGCAGCACGATGGTCGCCAGCCTGCACAACAACGGCGCTACTATCGTCGTGTCACGGGACTCGATTTTCCAGTTTGTGGCTGGTGACTACCTCGAAGCCATGTGGGCGACGACAAGCACCAGCGGACGCCTTCAGGCTCACGCCGCGACTGCCTACGCTCCTGCGTCGCCCTCGGCTACAATGGCGATCAGCCGGGTGCAACAATGAGCCTGACTGCGTTTGTCCGTGTCTGGCTCGACCAGCTAGACAAATATCGCCCTGAATTAGAGGCGGCGATGGAGCATAACGGCGGCACTCACAGCTTCGACGACCTGACTGCAATGGTGCTGCAAGGGCGTCTTCGGCTCTGGCATACAGAAAAAAGTATCGCCTTGACTGAAGTCATTGAGTATCCGCGCCAAAAACACTATCATGTCTTTGCCGCAGGGGGCGACTTAGACGATATAGTGGCTACAATCCCACAAATCGAACAAGCCGCCCGCGACGCTGGTTGCTGCAAACTGACCATTTCAGGCCGTCGCGGCTGGGTCAGGGCGCTCGTCCCGCAGGGCTGGACTGAACAGTTCGCCACATGCGTTAGGAGTATAGAACCATGAGCCTTGGCGGTAAGACCACAGAGAAACAGCAGATCGACCCTGCACTGAAAGACGCTGCGCTGGCGCAGTTGGACATGGCGCGGAGCGTTGGCCAACTCGGCTTCGTTCCCTATAAAGGCGCAACTGTAGCGGGTTTTCAGCCTAATCAGATTGCTGCGATGCAGAACACCAACGCTGGCTTGGGGGCGTTTGGGCTTGGCACGGCAGCGGTTCCGACTGGCGGCGACCTTAGCCCCTACGCCATTTACCAGCAACAGCTTGCTATGATGGACCCCGGACAGCGCGCCCTTATTGAGTCGATGTTCATCAATCCCATGACTGGAGCCGCGCCGACCCTCACTTTTGGTCCGCAGACCTACTACGGGAACGAGCAGTACGCGGATAAGAAGAAAAAGACAACCACTGGCGGCGGGAGCATGTAATCATGTCACAAGGTGGAGCAAACAGCACTATGTTGCGCGGCGCTAACGGAGCTAACGACGCTTTCACGCAAAACCAAGCACCCGGCGCTGCGACGAATCAGCTTGCCCCTTCGACCGCAGGCACTGCACAGCAGCCCAACATTTACCAGCAAGCAGCCAATTATCTGACTGGCGGCGGCACAGCAGCGCAGAACGCGATTAATATGTTCGGCAATGTACCGACTGTCGCGGCTGGGATGGCGACCTACCAAAACCCCTACACGCAGCAAGTCGTAGATCGGTCTATCGCAGACATTGGCCGCACCACGGCCATGCAGCAAGAGGCGAACAAGGCAGCAGCGGCGCGGGCCGGGGCTTTTGGTGGCTCGCGGCAGGGTCTGGTCGAGGCAGAGACCAATGCTGCGTCGCAGCGCGCTATCGGTGATCTGTCTGCCAACCTCAACATGCAGGGCTTCAACACCGCAGCCCAGCTTGCACAGGGCGACATCGCCAACCAGTTTACTGGCGCAAGCGGGATGCTGTCTGGCGCTGGCACTCTGGGCAACCTTGGCACTGCCGGGTTCAACATGGGCAACACGCTGCAACAGCAGCAATTCCAGCAGGGTCTGATGCAGCAGCAGATGCAGCAGCAGCTTCTGAACGACGCGATGCAGCAGTTCTACGGCTATGCGAACTCGCCGCTGAACTACGCAAACCTGATGCAGAACACCATCGGAAGCTCGCCTTTGGCCAACAACCAGACCCAAACGTCACAATACCAGCCCGGAATCCTCGACTTTCTTAGCCTTGGTACTGGGCTGGCGTCGATCTAAAGGAGACTCTTGATGGCACTCGTTCCGATGCGCCGCAATCCGCTGACTTCACTGCTGAACTTTGCGGCGGATCGTGACCGCGAAGCCATGAGTCTCGGTGACGTTATTTCGCAGATCGCCAAGCCTGTCTTGGGCGGTATGGGCATCAAGACCGACGAGATGACTCCGCAGCCCGCAGTGATGACTGGTCCTGCGATGGCTCCGACGCTGGCAAGCGATACCGCAGTCACCGACGACTTCATGCGCCGCCTCGTCAAGCAGGAAAGCGGTGGCAACCCCAACGCGGTGTCGCCAAAAGGCGCTACTGGCCTGACCCAAGTCATGCCGTCCACGGCAGTGGACCCCGGCTACGGGGTTCCAAGCATTTTTGACTTGGCTGACGAGCAGGGCGTTGACTACGGAAACCGCACAGAGAGCGAGGCTGCGCGCCTCCTGTTCGACCCTGACCTCAATCTTCAGTTCGGGACGCTCTATGCCAATGCCATGAGCAAGCGCTTTGGCGGCGATCCGACGCTGACTGCCGCTGCCTACAACGCTGGACCCGGCGCTGTGGAGCAGTACGGCGGCGTCCCTCCCTACGCCGAGACGCAAGGCTATGTCCGCAACGTCGCGGGTGGGGGTGGCGACGCCCGACTTGGCGGCGGCGCTGGTGCAGACACTCTGGCGACGCCTGAAAGTATTTTCGCTGGGCTTTACGACGCGGAGCAAGCCGCAGCAGACGAGAAAAAAGCCAAGCGTAAGGACTTTTTTGCCGCAGTCAGCCAAGGGTTCTCCGCGCTGTCGCAAGGCCGTCCGATTGACTTCAGCAACATCGCCGCCAACGCACAAGAGCGCCGCAAAGCTGCTGCCGCAGAAGCCAAAGACGCTGATCTTCGCCGCATCGCAGCAACTTATGTGCTGAACCGCTACAACGACCCGGAAGCGTCGCGCGCTGTTCTAGCTGGTGCGTTTGGTATCAGTGATGTCCTAAACATCCGCGAGCAAGACCAGATTTATGCGCAGCGCGCTGCCCAGATCGAAGCCACTGAAGCAGGCCAGAACGCCATTAAAAAACTGGTGCTGGATCGTGGTGGGTCTCAGGAAGAAGCCGATGCTGCTGCTGCGGCACCTGAGTTCTATTTGAACCTCGACGAGCGCCAGACTGCCGCAGACAAGGCCGACGCAGAGCGTATCCAGAAAGAAGAAGAACTTGCTGGTATGAATGTGACTGCGCAGCGGTGGCTCCAGTCAGACGATCCCGGCAAAGTCTCTGCTGCGGAGGAGTTTCTGGCGCTGCCTAACGACGCTGCGCGCTCTGGCTACGATTTGTTTGCTCGCGCCAAAGACTACGCCACTAAAGAGTACGCTCCTACGGACACTACGAAGCTCTGGCGCGAGGGCTTGGCTACTGCGCAAAGCAACGGGCCGGACGCAGAAGCCGCGTATCTTAAGCAGTACCCTGACGCCGTTACCATGAAAATGAAGATGGAATCTACGGCTGGCACTGGGCAGTTTGGGCAGACATCTGAATTTCTAGGCACTGGAACACTGTCTGGACAGGGTGTTCCGCTGCCTACTATTGCAGAGAGTGCGCCTGACTCGGTGTTTAACCGCGCGTCTGACGCGACAGGTCTGCTGTCCGCTGCTGCGCAACTTGGCGCAAACACTATCGGTCAGGCGAGCGAGGCTCTTGGCTTCGGTGGCTTGTTCCAAGAAGAAGTCGGTGCCAGCCAAGCGCTCAACATCTTCAAGTCGAAAGTGGTTGGGGCGCTTGGAAGTTCTGAGCGCGGACGTATGCTGGCCCAAGAATTGGCTATGCTTATTGAAGAAGTCGCGCCTGCTCCGGGCGCATTTGTGTCGCCAGAAACGATGCGGACGCGGCTTACTGAAATCGACGCAGAGCTACGGTCGCGGTTGGCGGAAGTGAGCGCTGACGTGAACGACACCACCTTGCCTGCAAAAGACAGGGAAGACGCTCGTCGGCTGGCCGCAGGCATCGAAAGCGCTATCCGCGAGCTACACGCTCCTAGCGGCGTAGACGGCGAAGACGCACCTATCCCTGAAGTCGGCGAGACCGTAGAAGTCGGCAACCTTGAAGGGGCTGTCATTGTCAACGAAGACGGCTCTGAGCGTCCGCTAAAAGCTGGCGAACAACCTAAACCCGGTGATACAGTGCGCCTATCCAACGGCGTCACCATTGAAGTCGAATAAGGAGCGCGCAGAATGGCGGACGGAGAAAAGAAGCAGGGCGTGATTCGTGGTCGCGTTATCTCTGTGCCGCAGCCGAAAGCTCAGGCACCTGCCGCAGAGCCTGAAAGCACTCCGGGCCGCTTCTTGGCCCGGTCGGCTATTGACGCTCTCGGCTCGCCTCTTGACTTGCTGACTTACCCAGTGCGCGGACCTGCGCGGGCGCTGGGCTTTGAGATGGACGCGCCGACCACAGCTATCGCAGACATCATGCGGGGCCTTGGTATCGGCATTGCGGAAGAAGGAGAAGTCGCTAACACTCTTGGCGAGCAAGTCGCCTCTGGCGTAGGTTCGGCGGCTGGTTTCCTCGTCCCCGGTCTTGGTGCGGCTAGAGCGGCGCAAGCAGTTGGTGGCCCTGTTGCCAGCGCTATTGGGCGCGCGGTGACTGCCCCGTTCACGGCGGCACCTGTGCGCGCAACTGGCGCAGAATTGGCGGCGGGCGCAGCGGCAGGTTACGGCGGGGCGCAAGCGAAAGAGGCCGCTGTTGCAGGCGGCTACGGGCCGTTCGGCCAAAACCTCGCGCAAGCCAGTGGTGAACTGCTTGGAGGTCTGACGGGGGCGGGTCTTGGGTCAGCCGTTAGTGCTGCGGGACGCGGCATTGAGCGCACTATGGGTGCTGTTGCAGACCTTATGCCAGTTGCAGGACCAATGTATCGCGGCGCTAAAGATATACTCCAAGGCATCGCCGATCCTGCCAACATGGCGTTCCGCCAAGCCTCTGAAGCAGTACGCGGCACAGTTGTAGACCCACTTGCGGCAGCAATGGCGGTCGATCAGCAGAGCCTGACTGGGCTTCCTCCGATGCTCGCGCCCCGCGAGTCAAAGCTCATGGAACTGGAGCAGTCGCTTCTGCGCGACAATCCAGAACTGCGGGCCTTGCGTGACCGTCAGCGCGCTGCTGCGACGAAAGCGACCGAAGAAATGCTGACTGGCATGGCTCCGGGCGACGTGGCCGCGACCAAGGGTTTCTTCCAGTCTCAAATCGACACCAACAGGCAGCAACTCGACACGCTGCTGGCAAAGGCGCAATCCGACGCAGAAACCGCGCTGACTCGCGCTGGTCCGCGCACTGGCCGCACTCCTGTCGAAAACTCTGTCGCGTTCCGGCAAGAACTCGACAAAGCCTACTCTGCCGCTCAAAACAAAGAGAAGCAGTTGTGGGGCGATGTTCCGATCACGTTTGTCGCGCGCACAAACCAAAGCCAAAACGCATACCGTGCTGCTATGGAGCGGCTGGGCGAGACTGGGGCTGACTTGATGTCGGCTCGCGCTACGCGGTTTTTGGACCCGAAGTCGGGCGACTTTCTTGGAGACAGCGCAAGCGTCAAGGAAATCCAAGGTCTGCGCTCGCTACTTCTTGAAGAAGCGCGCAATTTGCGGGCCTCTGGTAACGACCGTGCTGCTGGCGCGGCGGAGACTGTTGCTGCTGGGTTGCTGAACGACATGGACTCTGTCCCCGGTGTCGGCGGGCCTCTTGAAGTCGCGCGTCAATTTAGCCGCGATATGTCGGTCAAGTTTGAGACCGGAACCATCGGCAACGTATTGCGCACCACTAAGGGCGGCGTCCCTGCTGTAGCCCCTGAAGACACTCTGCGCCGCCTGCTAGGGACGCGCGCAGAGCCGCTGGCAGTGCGCACTAGCGAGATGGAAGCGGCAACTAGCGGATCGCGCCCTGCTGCTGAAGCCGCGTCCGAGTATATGCGCGGGCAATTCCTAGAAGCTGCTATCGACCCGTCTGGCCAAGTCAAGCTGCCCGCAGCCCAGCGCTACGTTGCTGCGCGCGAGGACATGCTGACTCGCTACCCAGCGCTCGGTAAATTGTTTGACGACGCCATCACTGCTGCCCGCTCTGCGCAGGAAACTGGGACAACGGTGGAGGCGCAGTTGGCTGACTTGGCGGCGTCGCCGCAGGCCAAATTCACTGGGTCGAAGATCAACCGCGAATTTGACTCAGTCATCAATAGCAAGAACCCGGAGTTTGAGGCGTCTGAACTGGCCGCAATCGCCCAGCAAGACCAGACTGGTGCGGCGACTCAAGGTCTGCGGCGCGCTGCCGTTGACTACTTGCTGCGCAAAACCCTTGAGCAGACCAAGGCGGGCCGCGAAGCTACAGGCACCAGACTCGCGGCGGTCTTGGATGACCCCAATGCCGTCGTTGCTATGTCGCAATTCTTCTCGCCAGCGGAGATGCAGAATGTTCGCACTCTAGCCGACGAACTGCGTGTGTGGCAGCAGAGCGCTGGAGCCAATGTCGAGAAGCCGAACCTCGGCAACTTGTTCCAACAACTGCTAGTCGTGGGGGCTGGTGTTGCTGGTGCAAGAGCTGGCCGCGCAGTTTCTAGAGGTCAGGACATTCAGACTCCGGCTATCGGGGCTAGTAAGGCGCGCGGGCTTATGGGTCGCTTGTCTACCGCAGGCGCGCAAAAGCTGCTGACTGACGCGATCAGCGACCCAGACCTGATGCGCGCTCTGCTCATTGGTCGGCGTCCTGAACAAGCAGAATTTAGCCGCGCTGAAGCCGTGCTGTCGCTGTGGATGCAGAACAACATGGCGCAGCTTACGGACGATACCGAAGACCCGATTGCCGCGTTCTCGCGCGCTCTTGGGATAGTAGACAAAAAGCCGCTTGAACTGACCATCGACAATCCAAGCGGCACTGACTAAGCGAATTTGCGGATGTGGAAGAACCGAATGGTCGGGAGGCCACTTCGGTTCGTTCCCGTCTCCACTGTGATATTATATCCGCTTTCCGTGTTGCGTCCGTTCACAGGGATCAGGCTGGTGAAGAAGCCGCTCAGGTTCGTGGCGTTGGAGCGCAGCGCCGCTTGGTTGTCATACAGCCCCGTCCCTGCCAGCTTCTCTTTCAGGTGGTCGTGAACATCGCGGCAATTCCACGCGCCTGTACCAAGCTCTGCAATCGCCTCGAACAGCGGCTTGTAGGTCACTTCCAGCTTCAGCGCCTTCACTGCCTCGTCCTCGCCGCCACTGACAGCCCGGATGCCCGGAATAAGCACGGGCGCAGTGATAGTGTAGCCTTGGTTACTGACGCCCAGCGTCTCAGTCAGCACGTCGAAGGTGAACACCTTGTCGTCGTCGATAGAGCGCGCCATGAGGATGCGAAGCTCTAGCTGATCTGTCTCCGGGTTTTTCGCCAAAGTCAGCAGCGTGTCAGGCTCTGCCTGAATGTTGCTGGAGCCGCGCGGCTGGTTCCCGTTCTTCGTGTTGTGGTGGATGATGACAACGGCGGCTTGGACGCCTGCGTCTCTGATCTTGGCGAGAATGTCGAACACTGCCGATGTGTCTTCGACGCTGTTCTGATCGCCACCGGGCATTGCTTTCGTCAGCGTGTCGATGACAATGACGCCCAGCTTCTTCTCGCCTTCATTCTGCCACCAAATGTCCGTGGCCTTGATCTGCTCTACCAGATTGGCTCTGGCGGTCTCGTCCAGCAGGTTCATGCCTTCTTCGAGCGTGTAGAACGGGAACGACTTGGCGTCGGTGTAGAGCTTGCCTTCTGGATCGTGGAACTTCTTCCACGCCACAAGCCGCTTGCGGATCGCAGTCTGGCTCTCAAGGGCGAAGTAGAGGACAGGGCGGCGCTCAGTCACAGTCAGATTGTCGTCGAAATTCAGCCCTGCGGCGATGTGCATGGCGAGGGTCTGGCTCACCAGTGTCTTCCCTGCTTTCGGATCGGCGGAAATCAGGGTGACTTCGTTGGCATGGTAGATCGGGTGCATGATGAAATCCTCAGTCAGAACGTCCAGTTGTTCGTGTCCGAAGTAGCCGCGCCTGCCAGCGAAGGGGAAGTTGGTGCCGTAGGATTCGGCCAGCACCACAGGCAGTTGGGAAGTTTCCATCCTGACTGCCGGGAACATGGCCGCAGCCATCTGCTTGATTGTGTCTGTCGCTGCCTCGCGCAGCCCGTCTGTCTTGGCGGCGACGTTAAACTTGGCGTGGCCGCTGCCGACGATGCGGCTCAGTTCTCCGCTCCTGTCGGCCATAATCGGCGTCCAGCGGTCGTGGCGGGGGTGCTGCGGGCTGGCGGCGACGGAAGCGTTCATCAGCCCCAGCAGCGTGGCCTGCACGGCTTCCAGAGGCTCCCCAGCCGATGACAGCTTGGCCGCGATCTGGGTTAGACTGTCGTGGAAGTCGTCGCCGCTCAGGACGTTGGCCTTCAGCACGTCCAATGTCGTTGCTGACTGCGCAGAGCGCGCTGCCTTCAGGCTCTCCACCAGCTTCGCTGGCGCGTCAGACAGCCCACGGCTTTCGACTGTGTAGCCGGGTGACGGCGGCAGGATGATGTAACCGCCCTCGCCTTTGACTTCGACGCCCTTGGACGGCTTACAGTTCGGAAACTCCGTAGCGCGGAACAGATAGTGCCGCCCGCCGTTCCGTGTGGCGTGGACCCGCGTGGGCGGAAGCATACCGCTACGCTCTAGCCCCGCCACATACGCCTTCGCTGCCTCGCCTGCCTCACCGGGCTTGTAGGTGTCAGCGTCGATAGCGAAGATACCAGAGGCCGCACCCATGCGGCCCCCGATGCCATGCAGACGCGCACCAGCATCCTTGAACATCGCTTCGATGGTCTCAGGGTCGGTGCTGGCGTCGTAGAAGCCGTTCTTAGTCAGGGGGCGCTTGTCTTCGCCTGTCGGAAAGACAGGGATACCAGCCTCGGCCCACTCAATTGCAGCTTCGATCAGATCGGCGGCTACAGGATTTTGCACGTTCATGCCTTCGATCCGATTTCGTCCCAGTAGCGGGCGATCAGCAGCGACTCAGCGCGGTTGTGGTCCTTCTTGCGCGTGAACATATCAGCGCGATCCGGCCACACTTCGAGAGCGCGCAGCCGCGCAGGCTCCTTGGGGTTCTGGAGGGTGACTGGGATTTTGAGCGCGGGCTTCCAGACGCTAGGCGGCACCAAGCGGCACGGCAACCGAAGCCCAGAGCAGATGCCTTCGACTAAGAACATCGACCCGACAAACGGGATGCCTGCGCTCAGGCTTTCGTTCGGTCGGATGGTGACGCGCTCAATCACCACCATAGGCTTGTAGCCATCAGCTTCAGCCTCTGCCTTGAGGCCGCGCAGGATGGACGTAATCAGCGCAGCTTGGTTGACCCAAGACGCAGTCTTGCGCCCAGCCTTCACAAGCTGCACAGCGACTTGTTCGTCGCTGAAAACATTGAGGGGTTCGCCCTCTACCAAGACGCCAATAGTCAGGGGCGATCCGGGGTCAACTCCGATAGTGAACATGGTCAGGTCTCCTTAGCAGAAGTGTCAGTATGTCTAGTTTCAGTTCGTCTGTGAAGCCACGGAATATAGTGTGGTCAGCACTATGGCTACACAAGATGTAGTAGTTAGGGCTTCGCAGCCCACGATTGGCCGACAGCGCTTTCAGACAGGTTGGCGGTTTCAGAGCCGGGGAAAATGTCCAGCCAAGCCTGCCGCATCTCCTCGACCATGATTTCGCGCAGTTCCTCGCCTCTGCCGTCCTCGGCCAGCATCAGCAGTTCGTCATGCACAGAGGCCAGCATCCGCGATTGGAACGGCAGTTCCCAGACTTTCTGGCTCATGCGCGTGACAGCGCGATACATCACGTCGGCAGCAGCGCCTTGGATCGGGTAGTTGGACGCGACAGGCAGCGACCGCTCGTTTTTGTGGACGAAGACAGTGCGGCCAGACTGGATCGGCAGCAGCCCCGTTGCGTTCATCTGATCGAACATGCGGTGGCGCAGCGCGTAGGCGTTGGGATAGCGGTCGGCCCACTTCTCCACAAACTCCGCAGCCTCAGAGTCAGAGCAGCGCAGCACGACTGCCAGAGCCGCGTTGCCAGCCCCATAGGTAAGCTGGAAGCTGAAGGCTTTGGCCTTTGACCGCATCTCCTTGGCGCGGGGGTCTTTGGCCTTCAGGCGGGCCTTAAACTCGTCGCCGGGGACGCGGAACAGCGTGATAGCCGACTCAGCGTGAACGTCTCCGAAAATCACGTCCTGCTTGAGTTGCCAGTCATTGCTGACTTCAGCCAAGACGCGCAGTTCGATGCCGCTGTAGTCGGCCAGCACCATCTCGGTATTGGGCGGGGCGATGAAGGACCGCCGCACCATCGGGTTGCGCGGAATGTTCTGTAGGTTCGGGTTCGACGACGAATAGCGCCCTGTGACCGCCTGCGCGATGTTGAAGCGCCCAAAGACGCGCCCAGCCAAATGCTGCTTGGTCAGCAGGGTCTCGCCGTAGGTGCCAAGATACTTCTCAGCGCGGTTGAACACCATCAGCGCCGCCAGCCAGCGCGAGAACGGGTAGGGCGATCTGAAGGACGCCTGCCGCAGTTGCTTGCGGTCTGTTTGCAGTTGCTCAGACTTGTCTGTCTTAGGCCACGCCCGCAGGCTCGTCTCGTCCAGCACAGTCTTGATGAAGTCAGAAAGTTGCTTCTTGGACCGCAGGTTCGCAATAAGGTTCTCTGGCGTGTAGCGGCGCAGCGTCTTCTCGGCAGCGTCGCGGCGCAGCGTCCACATACGGATCAGGCGGCTGTGGTGCTTCTCGTCGATCACCATGCCTGTGTCTTCCATCTCGGCAGTGCCGCGCCAAGCGTCGTTCAGGACGCGGAAACCCGCCCACTGCTGGGAAGTCAGCGCCTCGTCCCATAGCTTGTAAAGCTCATATGTGTCATTGGCATCCTCGAAGCCGTAGTCATACTGCTCCCACGTCAGGTCTGCCTGCGACCAGTCAGAGGTTTGCAGGTGCTTGTTGTCGCGTGTCTTGCCCAGATCACGCTTCACCATGTCCGCAAGGCTCAAGGGCCGACCGCCCAGCTTCGCCTTGGACATAACACCAACGTCGTAGAGGACCACATCGGGGCCGTCCGTGGCGTAGTCGAACCAGCGCCCCTCGAACCCGGCATTGAACACCGCCCACGGGCAAGCCTCTGCTAACGCCAGCGCGTAGTCCGCAAAGGGCGCGCAGTGCAGATGGTCGATGACATAGTTGCCCGCAGGGCCGCTGATGCAAGTCAGGCGCACGTCTGCAAGCTGTGGCCGTAGCCCAGTCGTCTCGAAATCGAGCGCGTGGACCTGCCCAGATTTGGCGATTTCGGCAATTATGTGGAACGCCTCGGAATCCGATAGAACAAGGCGGTATTGACTGACAGGGCTAGTCATTCTAATCTTCCTTCAGGTCTTAGCAGAACCTTGCTTCTTTCGAGAAGCACAAAGCCCCCGGTTTGGTCGCCGGGGGCTTTGCAGTTTCAGAGGACGCCGCGACGGCGACGGGCGGGAGCAGGCAGCGCGCCGCCTTCCGAAGACTGGATCAGTTCGTCGATGTCAGCTTCAGGATCAGCAGCCAATTCGCCCACAGCTTCCTGCGAGAGCCAGCCGTAAACGTCCAGCTTGGGCTTGTAGTTTTTCTGGCCCTGAGCCTCAAACTTCTCCTTGCCGCAACGGACCAGAGGCCAGCAGGCACGGCCAGCGCGCAGGCGCTCGGCCACCTGTGACTGCAAGTCAGCAAAGACGGCGACGCCAGACTTGGAGTTGATCTTCCAGTAGCCTTGGCGGTCGTCGGCTTCGATGGACTTGATGACCATCGACTTCGCGGGGAACCAGCCTTCGCCCTGCTGGGCGTTGAACGGACCCATCTCGTCATGGGCAGGCGTGGCGATGTGCTGGCCGCTGTAGATGTTGGCCATGCGGGTGGCCACAGTCTTGCCGCCCTTCCAGCAGACGAACCCTTCCTCGAAGGAAGCGATGTTCACCAGCCAGATTTCGGTCGGGTCAAGGTCTTCCTTGTCCTTGCCGAACTCGTAGACGCCCCGCTTACCCGTGAAGTTGAGGTAGACGGAACCATCGGGCGCGCCGCCGATCTGGCCTTGCTGTGCGGACGCAGTCAGAGCGTCTGCCATAGCAGCAGCGTTGGTGAGAGCGACGCCCTTGCCGAAGGGCGAGTTGACGATGTCGTTAGCCATAGAGTGTCTCCTTTTGGCGTGTTTCAGTTTTCTGTCTTCGCGGAAACTTCCAGTCGGATCGACGGCTTGCCGACCTTGTAGAAGTCATCCGATTTGACGCCCGTCGCAGCCTCGTAGGCTTTAACGTCCAGCGTCTTGCGCCCAGCCACTTCCGTGACTTTGACGCTATACGCAGCAGTCTCGAACACCATGCGGTTCTCGGCTACAGCGTATTCCTTGATGGTCGCGCTCAGGTCATCTGCCCGCGCTTCCAGTGCTTTGATCTGCTCCTTGATAGAGCCATATTCCCTGACTGACTCAGTCACGCCGCGCGGGGCGAAGGCGGGCATTTCCGGCTTCGTCTCCTTGCGCTTCTCGCCCTGCGCCACTTGGATCGCGCTGCACTCCTCCTTGAATTGGCAGTAGGTGCAGCCGTTGTTGGTCAGCCCCTCGGCAGGCAGCACGGCGGGGCTGGTAGCGTCGAACAGCAGCCCAGCGCGGATTTCAGCGCGCCGCGCCGTCTCGCCGCCGTCATAGACCACATTGAATTGCCGCATCCGCTGGAAGTCAGAGGCGTCAACGTAGAGGACGACAGCCTGCTCCACAGGGATGTTGTGGAAATTCAGCAGCCACATATTTTGCTGCACTTGCGCCATGTGCTGCGGCTTGGGCGCACTCATGCCTTCCAGATTGGTGCGCGGATCGGCAGACTTAAACTCCAAGAGCGTGTTGACGCCGTCCTTGACGAAGACGCCGTCTGGCGTCCCCGACAGGCCAGCCTCGTCACAGAGGAAGGACCGCTGCCGGGTGCCTGCCAGCCTGACAAGCTCCCCAAAGTGCAGCGAAGACATGATCTGATCGACCACCCACGCCTCGACAGCGTGGCCGCGCTGCGCCATGCCCCAACGGTCGCCCTGCCGCGACTCTGACTTTGCAAACTTCAGTTCGCGCAAGCAGCGCAGGTTCTCGGATGCCGTCAGCACAGCGTTGCGGTCCAAGCGCCCTTCCTCGTCGTCGTAGAGGGGCCAGTAAGACTTCTGTGCAGCGACAGAGCCGCTGATGCGGGAAATAAGGTCTAGGGTCATATCAAAACTCCGGGTTGCCGTTTTCGTCTAGCACGGTTTTCTGGGATGACACGGGCAGTGCCTTGGTCAGCCGCACAGCAAAAGAAGAAGCGCTCCGAACACCAAGGATGTTCAGGTCGCGCTCTAGTGAGACAGGCAGGCTGGTAAGGCAGTTGGTCTGGGTCATAGCAGTGTCGCGTGTGTCAGTGTTTTGTGTCTCGGATAGTCTGGCCGGACTCGGCCACAGTGTCAAGCGCCAGTTTTGTCGATGATCGTGCGGCACTCGCCAGCGATGGCACTGTAGGCCGCTGCGTCCACATAGTTGTCGTCCTTCAAGGTGGCGACAGTGCGGGAGATTTTCGCCATGACCATGATCCACGCCATGTCCTCGGCGTTCAAGTCAACAGACAGGCCGTATTTGCCGCTCAGGTAGGCAGACGCCATACCTGCCATGTGAGTCAGGTTGGTGTGGGGCGCGCCGTAAGAGGCGTTGCGGTCCCCAGAAGTCAGGCGGGCTGCTTCTTCAAGAAGGGTCTCTCTGTGTGTCATGCTCTCTCCGTGGGAAGGTGTGAGGGGCGCTGGCGATGATAAGCCGTAGCGCAGTCTGATCTTCGACCAACACAAGTCCACCCGTGACGGTTTTCTAGCTTGTGTGCGCCCCTCGGTGCTATTGATACCGCGCTCTGCGTCGGTGGCAAGGGGCTACTTCGCCGCCATTGCAGCTTTTTTCTGCGCTTCCAGCTTGGCCAGCGCCCGCTTGATCGACGCCTCGCTGCACGACCAGACAGGCTTGCTGACTGGCTGCGTTGCCTCGGCGCGCTCTGCTGCCTTCATGGCCAGCGTCTCCAGCCTCTGCGCTGTGGGCGTCCATGACTGCCCAAGAGGCAGGAAAATCCCGAAGCGCTCTGCCGCTGCCTCAATCGACTTGCGGTGCATCCCGTAGTGGCGCGCAGTCATCGCTGCGTTCCAGCCGCGCTCCTCTGCGGCTTCGATCATGTCTCTAGTAATTCTCTTTCCGCCAGCCACTTGCTCTCTCCTTGATGGCTTCGATTTCAGGCAAGTTCTGCCTTGCCATGTATTCTATCAGTTCCAGTTGCTCTTGCGTAACCCACCAACCCGGCAGCTTGACATAGCCTGCGGCGCGCAGGGCGCGGGCCGCTGGGCTATCGCTTGCCGCTCTAGTCATGGTCTCGGATAATATCGTCTGCGACAAGATGCAGAACCCCAATGACAGCGGCAAGGGTGATGCGCCCGTCATACTCATAGATCAGGGCCTTGATGCGGTCGGCCAGTTCCCCGGTCACATCCTCGGCCCGCTTGCCGTCGCCCTTCAAAACGCGGATGTCAGTCATGGCTCTCTCCTTTGATCTCTGCGAGGGTGGCGCGGGCGATGTCGCAAAGGCCTCCACATCGCGCTGTGGTCCACTCCCTATCTGCCGCGCCTGCGATCTTCTCCAGTCCCTCCACCGCCTTCGCCAGCTTGGCTTCAAGGTCACGCACTGCCTGCGTCCCAATCCTGCCCATCTCGTCATAGGCGTCACGGTATTTCTCGCAGGTGGCCAGCTTGGCCGTCAGGGCTTCGATGCGGTCGGCGCGGACATATTCGATGCAAGGCTTATCGTTCAGCGTCTTGCCCTCGTTGTCGTCCCAATCACCTTCGCGCCAATCCCCTTCGCGCCAAGCCGCCACCCAAATCCGTTCTGGTGCGTCAGTCATCGTCCCCCTCCATCATCTGCTTCATCAACGCTGGCACCTTGCGCCACTTGTAGAGGCTGGCTGGCGACACGCTGTAAAGAGCCGCAGCTTTCTTTACTCCGAAGCGCGCGGCAGAGCGCAGGGCCTCGACGCGGAGTTGGTCGGTCAGGCCATAGTCTGGGTGCAGCCCGGTCATTTCACGCAACTCCCCTGCACCCACTGCTTGTCGGCGGCGATGCACTGTTCGTAGCGCACCTGACTTTTCTCCGTCTCATCGAAGATCACCTGACCCAGCCCGTAGATAAAGAACGCAAGGCAGGCGATGCCCGCCAGCGGCACGATGTTGTCCCAGAAGTCAGTCATTTCCGACCCCATGTTTCCATTCCCACCACGACGAGGGCCATAACGACCAGTATGGTCACCGCCACCCCAAGGTTCCACGCAGTAAACGCGCCGGGGGTTAAAACCCCAACAGCAACGCTGATGCCAAGGGCCTCGAACCGAGAGGCCGTCTTTGTAAGGACGTAGTCTCTGATCATCTGCGCCCCCTGTTCCAAGCCAGACGCGAAATCTTGTTCGCCAAGTCATCCAGTTCCGCCACGCTGATGCCGGGATTGTCGAGCAGGGCGGTGTAGATCGCCCCAGTCAGGCGGCGAGGCGGCAGGATTGCCGACCCCTGAATGATTGCGGCCACTGCCTCTGACTGCACGTCGCGCACAGGCATAGTCTTGTGTTGGTCTCTCCAAAACATCGTTCTCTCCTCAGTCGATGATCTTAGTTGCTGACTTGTCTTTGCGCGCCACGACCATACCGACAGCCTCGTCAATCGGGTGGTCAGCCTCGCAGATGTCCACATGGACGTGGGTCTTTTGCCCAAGCCGCCACAGGCGGCGCAGGGCTTGCTCTTGTGCCGCAGGCGACCAATCGCGCTCGGCAAAGACAGCGTAGTGACTGCCTTCTTGCAGGTTGATGGCGACGCCCATAGAGGCGATTTGGCCCAGCAGCACGTCACTGTCTTTCTCATTGAACGCTTTTTCGCAGCGCTCTTTCTCAGCCGAAGACGTGGCCCCGTCGATCTTGTCCACGATCAAGTCTTCTGCCTTCAAGCGCGCCTCTAGCGCAGCGCCCACGTCCTTGTGCCAATACAGCACTAGGATCGGGCAAGACAGTTGCAGCCAAGTCTCGTAGACATACTCGGCCACTGACTCTGCCTTCGCAGTGCCAAGAAGCCGCCGCGCTTTCGCCATAATTGGGTCAGTCTCTCCAGCGTAGACAGCTTCGCCAGTGGCTTCCCGCAGTTCGTCCGTGTTCTCGAAATCGACGCTCACAGTCCGCACAGTCAGGGGCGGCATGTGGTCGGCAACGTCGTAGAGGTTCCGACGCACAGCAATCTCGTTGCCGTAGATCAGTTCGCGCAGCCCTGCCTCGTCCCGGTTGCCTATGACTGTCCATGTCGCAGGCTGGCGCGGATGGAAGCGCCGTAGTTGCGTCACGCAAAAGCGCTGCCGGAACGCCTCAATCGACGTGATACCAGCCGCAGCCAAGTCATCGCGGAACAGCGCCCGCAAGACAGGGTAGAGGTCATCAGCGTAGCGCCGGATCGGAGTGCCAGTCAGAAACCAAACATAGCCGACATCAGCCGCCATGCAGTCTTTCATGTTGCAGTTCGTGCCGAAGATCGCCGCAGTCCGCGCAGAGTTCAGCGTCTTGAGCGCGTCTGCTTCGTCCAGCACCAGCACGTCAGGAGCCAAGTCAAACTTGCCCGCCAAGCTGTAGGACAGCACATAGGCGTCCGCCTCTTGGTCGATCTTGTCTTTGCCTGTCTTGATGCGCTGCACCTTCTTATCACAGTGGCCTTCGATGTTCTTCTGCCACATGCGCAGGGCAATCGGCGGCGCGACCACCACCAGCTTGCCGCCGACCTGCTTCCACGCTTCCAGCGCGGTCAGCGTCTTGCCTGTCCCCGGCTCAGAGAACAGACAAGCCCGCTTCTTGCGCACCAGAAACGCAGCGTCGGCGACCTGCGTCGGCAGGGGCGTCAGTTTTTCCATGTCTTGACTACCTTCTTCAGCAGCGCCTCAGTGGCTTCTTCAGCCGCAGCCGTGTCCTTCTTGGCCTTCTCGACGTTCTTCACCGCCAGCTTCAGCCCTTCGCCCATAGCAACGCGCATATCGGCCTCCAGCGCAGCGATAGCGCCAGCCACCACCATGTCGCCCTTGCCAGCGGCCAGATACATGCCAGCAGTCAGATAAGCCGTGTAAGCGGCGATCCCAGAAGTTACCTTCGCGCCCAGCAGCAGCAGCAGATCGGCATCGTCCATGCCCGCCGCCGTGGCTTGGTCGTCCAAGTCATGCAGTTGCTCGCGCAAGTCATTGAACAGCGCCTCGGATGCGACGGCAATAAACTCCTCTTTGGAGCGCACGATTTTCATGGTCATAGCAGAACCTTCTTTCTTCAGGTTGGGACGCCGCAGGCAGCGACGTATTGGGTCAAGTCGTCTTTCGCAGAGCGGAAGGCCAGTGCCGCAACAGCCGCCAAAGCGCTGTGCCGGGTGGTCTCGGCCTCGTCGTCCCGCATCATCGCCGCGTGTTTGGACTGCACGGCAAGGACCATGTTCGACCATGCTTGCTGCATTGTCAAACACTTTCTGTCAAAAAGTATATGCTGACTCTTGTCCAGTTCTTGCCTCCAAGTCACGATCTGCTCAGGCTTGATGCCCGTTGCCAAGCGCCCAGACGCAAGCTCTTTCAGCCTCTTGTCGGACGGATCGGCGGTGGTGGCGATCTTGGTTAGATACTTTTGCCGCAGCGAGTCAGCGTAGGCAGCGACTTCGTGTTCTGACTCCGAAGGCACGATGACTCGGACTTGCTTTAGCCCTAGATCGTCGATCTTCTTGAGGTATTTGACCATCTTGTCAGGGGTTCTCATTTGGCGTCCTTTTCTTTCAGCCATTGCATCAGTTCCTCATGTGTCACCAAGCGGAACGCGATCCTATACATCCCGCTCTTGTGGTGCAGCCGCAGCGGCTTGCCAGCATAGTCGCGGTTAAACTCGTCCAAAATCAGTTGGTCTGTGCGCGGGTGCGTCTTGCGGGTTCGCCGCGCCCAAACAGGGTGGCCGTCTTTCAGTTCGACGGCAGTCACAATCGACTTTCTGGCTCTTGTGCGATTGTAGTCCTTCACCTGTTTATCAACGGCAATGCGCTGGGGCGGGTAGTCAACGCCCAAGGCAGCGCAGATTTCTTTGAGACTGGCTTTGCGCTTGTGCGCTTGGCACATGAAATCACCCCGCGCTGCATCGTATTGCCAGCGCGGGGTGCCGCCTGCTCTTGTCCTGTTCCACTCGTCAGCCGCGTTATATGGGTCATAAGCGCGGGCAAAGCTGGCGGCGTAAAACTCTGGGGTGCGAGGCAACCAGACGATTTTGCTGTCAGCATAAGTCAGGATTTCGCGCAGCTTGTTCGCCACGTCTTGCCTGTATTCAGTCATTCTCCTGCGCGCTCCTGCCAATAATCCAAGTCAGAACGCAACTCGGCCACAGTGGTTTCCAAATCGTTGCGCTCGTCTTTGAGGCACTCAACTTCTTCTTCCAGCCTCTTAATGTCCTCTTGCGCGTCGTCGCTGGTCGCGCCGATAGCAGCGTCAGCCGCGCGCAGGAAGGCCACCAAGTCAGGATCAGCCGCGTAGTGGGTCAGCATGTCGTCAATCAGGGCGCGGCGCTGGCCGTGGTCGTGCAGTTCGTGCAGGCGATATTGCAGGGCGATCATGTCTTGCTTTCCTCTTGCTTCAGGTCTGAGATGGTGGCGCGCCATTCCTTAACCACGCCGGGGATGTAGTAATTTCCCTCAATCGACTTCGCCATTTTGTTGCCGATCCCCAGCGCCTTCGCCAGCTTGGCCGTCAGAGCTTCGATGCGGTCGGCGGCGGCAACGTCATCGTCCCACGTTGCACCCTCCCGCAGCCGTGCAATCAGTTCTGCGTCAGTCATGTTTTGCTTCCCTCTTGCTTCAGGTCTGCGCGCCACTTGTAAACAGTGCAGGCCGCGACGTTGTGAAGGGTCGCCGCAGTGGCGACCCCGTGGATTTCAGCGTCACGCAGAACGGCGGCGCGCATGTCATCAGTCAGCCCGTAGGCAGGGTGATATGGGAAGGTCACTCGTCTTCCCCGTCTTGGAAGTGCGCGGCGATTTCGTGGCAATCCACTTCGCCCAGTGCGCAATTGAGCAAGTCAGAGAACAGCCCCCACTGCGGCGGCAAATCCTCCAGCATGTTGTTAAGCGTGTCCTTAATGTGCGCGGCGCAGATGGTCTGCCCTTCTTCAATCTCTTGCTGGAAATAATCGCCCAGCCACAGATTCACCAGCCACGTTTCTTTGTTCTTCCAGCCGTTATAGGTCGTCGTCATTGGTCTTGCTCCTCTCACACTGCCCAGAAAATTTTAAGGTTGGCGACTACTCCGGGAAAGTAGTTGCGCTGCAAAAATGCCTCGGCAGCGTCTAGCGCGGCGGCTTGAACGTGCGTCCGCTCAAACGACACAAGTTCGTCTAGCTGATCTTGCTGATAGCACAGCGTCGCGGCTTCAAGCGCGGCATCACAGGCGGCGAAATCAGGGGTTCCCGACAGCAAAGCGCGAAAAGCGGAATCGGTCACGTGGTCAAAGGTGGTCATTGGTCTTGCTCCTCTTGGTCTAGCAGATGGGTCCAGTTTAGCTCTTGCTCTTGTATTGTCAAGCTAGATTCTTGCTCTTGTCTTGCTCTTGCTTTGCTCTTGTCTTGCTCTTGCTTTGGTATTGAATTGGTCTGGTTTTGGGCGGCAGGCCGCAGGCAGGCCGCAGGCAGGCCGCAGGCAGGCCGCAGGCAGGCCGCAGGCAGGCCGCAGGCAGGCCGCAGGCAGGCCGCAGGCAGGCCGCAGGCAGGCCGCAGGCAGGCCGCAGGCAGGCCGCAGGCAGG